TTATAAGCTTGTTGAGACAGTTCTAAATAAAGACACCGATCAAAACATCTATTTATTTGGTCATATTGAATTGAACGACAGAAACTTGGTGCAACTTAAAACAGCCGGTAAAACGATTCGTGATAATATTGCACCTGAAGGCTTAACTAATATAGTCCTTGAAGCGGTAAATGATTTTGGTGAGTTTGTCTTTAAAGTACGATCAGACGGTTTGGGCGTGAAGTCACCGATTGATATGTTTGAAGACAATACGATCCCTAATGATTTAAAGTTAGTGAACGAAGCAATTAATAAATATTACAAAGGGGGCAAGTAAGATGAGTGATCTAGCTAGAACACCAGGCTACAGAGTGGCTTACAATATTAACCCACTGATTGAAGCTTTGAATAGCTTTGATAGTGACGGTAATCCTACAGGTGGTGAAGTCTACCTGAAGGTTACTAAAAACGGTGACGCAGAACATCCAGCTATGGTTATCAATTGGCAGGATGGACCGCGTGGTACTGATATGCAAAATGCAGATGGTACGCCAGTACTTGCAGATCCGAACGGTGCATTTGTTGAAGATGTAATTTGGGCGGCTATTCAGCGTCTTGAGTTCTTTAACGAAAGCAAATACCGTTGCCGCGAAAATAGCTTGGCAATCACTAAGCTAGAAGAAGCATTGTTTATATTAAAAGACCGCCAGCTTGAGCGATCATACAGAAACGTAGAAGGGAAACACGAGGTTTAATTATGGGTTTATTTGACGAGGTACTAGATAACGTAGGTAAAGAATATCAAGGTGGCAAAGGGTTTGAGTACGGTACTCACGAAGTGATTATTGGTACTGTTGAAGCCAAAGCCAAAGACACTAAGAAAGCTAAAGACTGTGCCGTTATAGAGGTAGTCGTATTTGACGAAGCCGATAATGATAAGTCTGCTACCTGTACGCTTTGGTTCCATACCGATGGTGCCGCTAAAATGTCAGTCACTAAAGTACTGGGCTTGCTCGTGCATAAAGTTGACGAAGAGAAGAAAGATGCAGTCCGTACACTTGGCAAGAAATTGTTTGGTAGTGTTGATGATCCGATTAAGGCTCGTGATATTGCCGCTAAACTAATGAACGACAAGCTCCTGGGCGCTAAAGGCTTCTTGGTTGCAGAACCTAATGGCAAATACACCACGACTAGCTACGGTGACTTATGGCATTACCCTGCTGAACCGCAAAGCGCTGATGAGCGTGCAGACCGCGAAGCTACTGCTACAGCCGTTGGTGGTGAAGATGTAACAGAAGAACTTGGTGATGAAATCCCTAAGTTTGGAGAGGATGATCTGTAATGGCAGAACGTAAAAGAGTTAAGAATGAGGGCTTTGTTGGCTTACAGCTAACCCCTGACTTGCTCAAGAAGTTAGATGCTAAAGTAAAAGCTACAACACTCAACCGTAGCCAGATCATACGCTTGGCACTAATTGCTTACTTAGACCAAAAATAACAGATACTAGCGTAGGGTAAACGCATCTGTACGGCATATATGGTGTCGTGCAAATGGTTAAGCGCAGGGGTATTATAGAGGGTACAATGGCAGAAAAAGACGAAATTATATTATCCAATACTGAAGAAAAAATGTCGCTAAAACAGCGCCAGGCAAAGCTAATTTCTCATAAGTATCGGATAGTACGGTTTAGGGGGGCGGTCTTATACCGCGCAGATGAAGGATGGGAACCGCTATCATCTGACGAGTTTGCGCGTATATGCTACATCGTTCATGGTGCTGGTATACGCCAGACTCAGATCAAGGACTTACAACACCTGTTCTTTACCAGTTCTGACGATCTAACAAAGTACGCTCATTATATTGCTATGCCTGATGGCAAGATTTGGGATATGAAACAGCTCAAGTTTACTAAAGATATTGCGCCGGAAGACTGCGTTTACACTACCGCCATTGTACCTACTAAGGGCAATTCACATCGTAAGTGGCTAGAAGAAGTTACACTTGGTGATAAAGATCTAGCTAATGATATTATTGAAGCCATAGCTCCGGTGTTTATGTACAAAAAGCCGTTTGGTGTGTTCTGGTTCTTGGGTAACGGTGCCAATGGTAAGTCCACCACGCTTAAGGCGCTGTACGCTATATTTGGCTCCGATGCTCCGTATACTCATAACCGATGGTTCAGCCAGCTAACTGTCAAACAGATTGAAGACGAGCGCGATACGCCAATGATTAATGGTAAACTTGGCAACATCTGTCTTGAATCCAATGACGGCCACATTAAAGATACTGGTGGCTATAAGAACCTAGCTGAACACAGTACGTTTAACGTGCATAAGTTCAACAGTCAAGATGGTGTATATGTTGATGGTAACGTGCATACTATTTTTAACGCCAATAATATACCCACCTTCGCTGATAAAACTCAAGGTGTTAGACGGCGTACATTTACTATTCCGTTTAAAGCTTCGTTTCCGCAAGACAACACATTTGACGAAAAGCTATTTACCACCGAAAACTTTTTATCTGATCTGCTTGGTGAGATACTTGAAACCACTAAGAAATTAGCTAAAAATGGTTATGCCTACAATTTCAGCGAACAAACAATTAAAGCCAAAGAAGATTATGACGAAGAAGTAAACACCGCCGAAACTTACTTTGAAGAATTATTGCAAACTGAAGTATGGGGCTTCACCAACTTCATAGAGCTTACGCGTGATTACCAACGCTGGTGCGATGAGAGAAGTTACACCGCGCTTGGTAAAAAATCTGTTGCTCATGCCGCTAAGACAATGGGCTTTGAACGCAAGTCATTTAGACAGGGTGACAAGCTAGTTACCAGATACGTTTGCGAGAATTGGAACCCTGAAGATCTAGCTGAAATTAGACAACGATGGGGTATGTTTCAGAAGTCGGATAGTGAGATTGAGTTAGTAGAATCAGAAAGTACACTTGACAATACTTATGATAACTTGATTTCATTACTCTAATGGCTAGTCTAAAACAACGATTTGAAGAACTGATACACATGAACTGGAGCGACTTTGTGTTGCTTGAAGTTGATAGATCAGCCAACGTTGATGATGGTGTACTCTGTTCACTGATCCGTATTTGTGCCGATACCGATGATATAGCGGCTATTAAGTTAGCGTTTGATCGTATAGACGGCTTGCAGGAAACACCGATAGAAATTAAAGTACCGAAGTTTTATACGCGTTTTATTAAAGCCAAAGAGATTGAACCAGGTGCGAAAGAGTTGCAAGCGCCTGAAGACGTAGAAATAAAAACTGACTATGATCCGGCAACTGCTAAATTGCGCGAAACGCTAAAAGAGATGCGTAATATGCCGCAAGATGTTATCCGAGTAGTGCGTGGCTATAAGAAGAAAATTGATAAAGGGCAGCCAGTAAAGCATGATCCGATGGTAAAGTCCGTTATTGTTGCTAATTTGCTGTTAAACGTGCGTAAGGGGCGATTTCGCGCGATTGAGCTTGTGTTTGACCAGATAGACGGCAAGCTAACCAAAACGATCAGCTTGCTAGGTGGAAATGACGTATACATAGATGATTACAACACACTTATTGCGCCAGCTCATGCCTTCAAAGACGAAAAAGGATACTATGTAGCTGAAAATGCTGAAATGACTACAATTTGGTTACGTGGTTTTGCACAGAGCCAAAAAGGACTAGAAATACTAGCAGAGGGGTTGGAAGATGAGTACAGAAAGTAATTTACAATCTGATATTATCAAGTGGCTCAGAGGTCAAGGGTGCTTTGTTATCAAGCACAACGCCGGTCCAGGAGTGCCAAAAGGTACGCCAGATCTATCATTTTACTGTGAAGGCTTTTATGGGTTTATAGAGGTCAAGCCGTCCAAAAAAGCACCATATCAAGCACTACAGCCTGAACGACTAAAACTACTAGGTGAGTGGTCGTGGTCTGCAACAGTTTATCCTGAAAATTGGGATTTAATAAAGCAAGAATTGAGGGCGATGATATGAAAAAAACGCCAGAAGAACTTGCGAAAGTTCAAAGGTGTCCGAAAACAGGTAAGAAAAAATCAACTCACGCGCAAGCAGTAAAGGAAGCAAAGTTTTTGAAATATCACAAAAAATATCCAGATATGATACCGCAAGCCTATAAATGCAAAGGTTGTGGGTGGTGGCACGTAGGTAACTCAGTATGATTATTATTCACGATGTAGAACAAGGTAGTCCGGAGTGGAAAGCATTACGCAAGCCATTGTGGACTGGATCACGTGCTATCAGGCTATTGCAAGGTAAGCCATTTACGCCAGAAAGCGATTTTGAGGGCAACCAGTACACGCGGCGCGGTCAAGCGCTAGAAAGTGTCGCTATTGCTGAATACGAGCGCCTATGCCGTCAAAAAGTCCGTAGAATTGGCTTTATTACTAATACTGTATATCCAAACGCCGGTTATAGTCCGGATGGGATGATGGGTAA